GACGATCAGGGTGACGTATTCTTGGAGCAGACGGGCACTCATGGGTTAAGTAGGCGCATGTACTGCACCAGCTGATCGGAGTAACCTTACAGCATGTCAGAACCGCGTCCAGTTCTCATTGTCGACGCGATGAACCTCTTCGTTCGCAGCTATTGTGCGTACCCGACGATGTCATCGCACGGGTACCAGATGGGAGGCTGCATCGGCTTCCTGAAGACCCTGAAGAGGATTGTCTTCGAAATCCAACCCTCTGCTGTCTTCGTCTGCTGGGAAGGTGGAGGTTCAAGCCGCCGACGAAAGCTGCTTCCGGAGTACAAGCTGAACCGTGCACCGGGAAAGCTGAACCGCTTCTACGAGGACGACATCCCGGACACAGAAGAGAACAGGAAGCACCAGACATTGGTGTTGTTGGGCATGTTGAGGTGCGCTCCCGTGTGTCAACTCTATGCCAAGGACTGTGAAGGCGACGATCTGGTTGCCTACCTATCCTGCGGACCGATGCGGAACGTAGACAAGGTCATCGTGTCATCGGACAAGGATCTTTTCCAACTCCTCGATGACCGAACGAAGGTCTACAGCCTGCACAAGAAGACGTTCGTCACCAAGGAAAACGTCATGGAAGAGTTCCGCGTGCAGGCCAAACACTTCGCCCTGGCGAAGGCCCTGTGCGGCGACCCTGGCGACAACGTGCCAGGCGTCAAGGGCGTCGGCTTCAAGACGGTCGCCAAGCTGTTCCCATTCCTAGGCCTCGAGGACAACGTCATCCTGTCTGACGTCTTCGACTACTGTCACACCCATGAGGACGAGTCGCGGTACTACAAGCGGATCATCGAGTGCCAAGAAGATGTGAAGCGCAACTGGAGGTTGGTGTACCTTGACGGGAGCATGGTTCCTGCGAACCAGCAGGCAGAGAACGAACAGCGCATCAAGGACTTCGTCCCGCGCGCGAACAGGATCGGACTGGTGAAGCACTTGGTCAAGGAAGGGATCAATGACTTCGACACCGAGGACTTCTTCTACTCCTTCCATTGCGTTGAAAACCTTCAGATGACGACCGGAGAGGCTTGATGAGCGAAGCACAGGCAGCAATTGCAGCAGCGACCAAGGTGACGTTTGGCCAGTACGGCAAGTCGTTCCAAGAAAAGATCATGCAGGCGTTGCTCAGCGATCGCCCATGGGCCGAGCAGATGCTCGAGGTCTTCGACGTCTCGTACTTCGAGCTCAAGTACCTGCACTTCCTGGCCGAGCGCTACTTTGGCCATGCCAAGAAGTACAAGGTCTTCCCGACGCTGCAGCTGCTGGTCACCATCATCCGTGACGAGCTGAAGATCGGCACTGACGCCATCCTGCGCGACCAGATCATCGAGTACCTGACCCGCATGCGGGCGAACCCGGACCCGGGCGACCTGCAGTACGTCAAGGAGAAGGCGCTCGACTTCTGCCGGAAGCAAGCGCTGAAGCAGGCCTTGACGAACGCCGTCGACCAGATGCAGGCCGAGAAGTACGAACAGATCGTCGAGAGCATCAAGAAGGCCGTCATCGTGGGAACCACACCGGCGCTGGGACTCGACTTTCTCGAGGACCACGAGAGCAGGTTCACCCTCCTCCAGCGCAACGCAATTGCCACCGGGCTCGCAGACCTCGATCGCAAGGACATCTTCAATGGCGGCCTCGGCGCCGGCGAGATCGGCGTCATCGTGGCCGCGACAGGCGTCGGTAAGAGCCACTTCTTGACCATGTTGGGCGCCAATGCCATGCGCAATGGCGTCGACGTCCTGCACTACACAATGGAGCTATCGGAGTCAGCGGTCGGCCTCAGGTACGACAGCAACCTGTGTGACCTGGACTCGAACACCATCATTGAGAACAAGGAAAAGGTGCTCGAGGCCTACAAGACGCACAAGTTGGGCCGGCTCATCATCAAGGAGTTCCCGACCAATTCAGCAACCATCTACACGCTGAGAGCCCACATCGAGAGGCTCGACGTCAAGGGCTTCCGACCCGGGTTGCTGATCATCGACTACGCGGACATCATGCGGTCGACCCGGCAGTACGACTCGCTGCGGCACGAGCTGAAGCTGATCTACGAAGAGCTGCGCGGATTTGCCGGCGAGAAAAAGATCCCGATCTGGACGGCATCACAGTCCAACAAGGAAGGCTCGGACGCCGAATACGTCGACTTGGGCAACATGAGCGAGGCATACGGCAAGGCGATGGTGGCTGACGTGGTGCTCAGCGTCTCACGAAGGGCACACGAAAAATCTTCGGGCCACGGCAGGTTGTACGTTGCCAAGAACCGCGCAGGAAGGGACGGACTGATGTTCCCGTGCCTGATCGACACGGCCCGCAGCAAGTTTGCGATCACCGGCGAGGCAGGCGGCTTCCAGGAGGCGATTGCTGACGACAAGCGGGTCGAAAAGCAGCAGCTACGCAACAAGTGGGAAGAGCTGCAACGTGACAAGCTTGTCCGTCGAGGGTCCGAATCCGAAGCAAAGGCGGAATAGTTATGAGCTGCACAACGTGTCCTCGAGCTTGCCGGCAGCTCGACCACTGAATTGCCGCCTGGTGTGCCAGGAGAGAGTGATTTGATGAGGTCGTACACCTACGATGAGGCTCGAACAGCCTCGCTCGCTTATTTTTCGGGTGATGAGCTTGCGGCGGAAGTCTTCGTCGGCAAGTACGCTCTTCAGGACCTGAAAGGCACTCTCTACGAGTCCACCCCTGTCGACACGCACAGACGGGAGGCACGGGAGTTCGCTCGCATTGAGCAGAAGTACCAAAACCCGCTGTCGGAAGAGACGATCTTCGAGTACCTGTCTGACTGGCGCATCGTTCCGCAAGGCGGGCCGATGTCAGCCATCGGCAACAAGTTCCAGGTGCAGTCACTGAGCAACTGCTTCGTCATCGAGTCGCCGTATGACTCGTACGGCGGCATCATGAAGACGGACCAGGAAGAGGTCCAGATCATGAAGCGCCGCGGCGGCGTGGGCTTTGACGTGTCGACGATCCGACCACGTGGGCTGCCCGCGGCCAACGCAGCGAGGACGACCGACGGCATCGGCGTCTTCATGGAGCGCTACAGCAACACGTGCCGCGAGGTGGCCCAAGGCGGCCGCCGCGGTGCCCTGATGCTGACCATCAGCGTCCACCACCCCGAAGTCTTGACTTTCGCCAACATCAAGCGTGACCGCAAGAAGGTCACCGGTGCCAACGTGTCTGTCCGGATGTCGAACGAGTTCATGGAGGCCGTTAAAAAGGGCGAGAAGTACCAGCAACGCTTCCCCGTCGACCCTGCCGCCGGAAAGTACGTGATCGAGCAGTGGGTCGATGCACGTGAGGTCTGGAACAACATCGTTGCGGCCATGCGTGACTGCAGTGAGCCTGGGATGCTGTTTTGGGACACCGTGACCAGCATGGGCCCGGCGGATGCCTACGCCAAGTTCGGGTACGGCTCGATCAGCACCAATCCGTGCGGCGAGATCACCCTGTCGGCCTACGACAGCTGCCGGCTGCTGTACATGAACCTCTGGAAGTTCGTTAAGGACCCGTTCACGTCAAAGGCGGCCTTCGACTTCGCAGGCTTTGCGGACGCTGTCGTCGTGGCCCAACGGCTGATGGACGACCTGATCGACCTGGAACTCGAGGCCGTCGATGCCATCGTGGCCAAGATCAAGGCCGACCCAGAGCCCAGCGACGTCAAGCGGGTCGAGCTCGAGCTGTGGCAGAAGATCAAGAACGCGGCTGTCAATGGCCGGCGCACCGGCCTCGGGATCACAGCCTTGGGCGATGCCATCGCTGGCGTCAACCTGAAGTACGGCAGCGACGAGTCGATTGCACTGACGGATCGCATCTATCGCCAGCTGGCGCTGTCGTCGTACCGCTCGTCAGTTGACATGGCCCGTGAGCGCGGCGCGTTTCCGATCTTCTCTCACGAGGTCGAAAAGGGTCACCCGTTCATCGAACGCGTCATGGCCGAGGACGCTGAGCTGAAGCACGACTACGAGATCTACGGGCGCCGCAACATCGCCAACACGACGACGGCTCCTGTCGGCAGTGGGTCGATCGTGACCCAGACCACGTCAGGATGCGAGCCCGTGCTGTTCGTCAAGAGCCGCCGCAAGCGCAAGATCACCTCAGCCGACAAGCAGGCTCGAGTCGATGAGACCGACGCCCTGGGCGACCAGTGGCAGCACTACGACCTGGTGCACCCAGGCGTCAAAAAGTGGATGGAGGTCACCGGCGAGACAGACGTCACCAAGTCGCCCTACCACGGCGCCACCGTCGAAGAGATCGATTGCCTCAAGAAGATCGACATCCAGGCCGCGGCACAGAAGTGGATCTGTCACAGCATCAGCAACACCACCAACATGGCCAAGGACGTGCCGGCGTCGGTCGTCGCTGACCTGTGCTGGCACGGTTGGGAGACGGGTTGCAAGGGCGTCACCATCTACCGCGTTGGCAGCCGGGATGCTGTCATCGTCAACGAGGACGCGACCTCACCGGACGGCCAACCGCTGCTCATCGTCGAGACACACGCGCCGAAGCGTCCCAAGGAGATGGAGTGCGACGTTCACCGCGTCAGCATCAAAGGCGAGCAGTACCTGGTCCTGGTCGGGATCCTCCAAGGACGTCCCTACGAGGTCTTTGCAGGCCTCAGCGAACAGGTCGAGGTCCCGCGCAAGGCCAAGAAGGGCACCCTCGTCAAGAACGGCAAGAAGGATGGCGTCGCGACGTATAACCTGCGCATCCCGGTGGGCGACGATGACGAGCTGGTCATCAAGGACGTCGTCTCCATGTTCGACAACCCAACGTACGGTGCCTTCACCCGCACCATCAGCCTGGCGCTGCGCCACGGCATCCCGGTGCAATTCCTGGTCGAACAGCTGCGCAAGGACAAGCACAGCGACATCACCTCGTTCAGTGCCATCGTCGCCCGAGTCATCAAGGGCTACATCAAGGACGGCACCTCGACGTCGGAAAAGAAGTGCCCGCACTGCGGAGGCACGACCCTGGTGTACCAGCAAGGGTGCGTCCAGTGCATCGGTGGGATTACTGCTGACGGCACAACCTGCTCGTGGAGCAAGTGCTGAACGCGGGATAGTTATCGTCCAGGAGCGCAGGCATGAGGCTAACCAAGCGACAGGCGGAAGCCGTCAACGAGATCATCCAGGAAGAAGTCCAGGACGCCTTGGGCGGCCGGGCGCTGATCGCTGAACACCTGCGGCGGGGCAAGTTGCTTGAGGAAGCTGTGGGACAGCAGCTCGAGCAGGCTCGGGCAAAGGTCGAAGAGGCAGCAATGCTGCTCTCTGAGGCACGTACGCTGCTCGAAGACGATCACAAGCTGCACACGGTCGCAGAAGAGGCCTTTGAGGCCGCGTATGGGCTGATGGGCCAGCTCGACGACGCGATGACCTCAGGCGATGAGATGCCAGACACAGAGCGTGGCGGCGGCTACCCAGGCGGAGGCGGCGACGTCGACCTGCCGCCGATGCACCCCCGCGGGCGGTGAGCCTGTGAGGACGACGGTCGGCCAGCTTCGGCGCCTCATCAAAGAGGAGTACCTGCACGGAGTGCCTGAATGGCAGCTCCGAGAGGACACGACCGAGTACGTCAACAAGATCCGAAGTCGCATCAAGACGTACATCCTCCTCAACAAGAGCGAGAACGGCGCTGACCAGCGCGAGGCGATCGATGCCATGAACGACGTCCTCGATGAGCTCGATGAAAAGATCTACGACGTGCTCGAGGACGCTCTGTTCAATTTCACCCGCAGGGTGTGAGCAGAACAAGCTGACCGGGCAGTAGTACTGTCGGTCGCATGGAGCAGCACTACTTTGAGTGTCAGTGCAGCGACTTCAACCATGTCATTCGCTTCACTTTCGATGAAGAGGACGGCGAAGTCTGGTTGGACGTCCGCCTGAACTACTTCGAACCGTGGTACAAGCGCGTCTGGAACGCGATCAGGTTCGTCTTCAAGCGCCCGGTCGCTTACGGCCACTACGACGTCACTATGGTACGGGAAGAGGACTATGCCCGGCTCCATGACCTGCTCGATCGTTCAGCCTTGGTCAAGCGCAAGCAACGGCTCGTGACAGCCACTGGAATGCTGCCAGAAAAACCCCTGCTCAAAGGATGAAGGCCACATGGCATACGCATGCAAGATTCTCAAGGACAGCCTGAGCCCAAGCAAGGTGCGGCTGACGACGTTCGAGGTGACGTTTCCTCGCATCGTCCTGGCCGAGTTCAACACCCACAGGATGTTCAGCCGCAACAGCGCCTCCAGCCGGGCGATCCCGGTCAAGACGATGTTGGAGAAGGTCGAAAACGACCCGTTCGTGCCGTTCTACTGGGGCAAGAACCAGAAGGGCATGCAGGCCGCCGAAGAGCTCAGCGACGTCAACGACCAGACGGAAGTGTACGGCGACAAGCCCGACAAGTGCTACCAAGGCTCGAGCCCGCGGTCCCGTGCCCAAGCGCAGTGGCACAAGGCCAGGCGCAATGCGATCGAGGTCGTCAAGCGCATGCAGGAGTCCGACATCGACCTGCACAAGCAGATCGCCAACCGGCTGCTCGAGCCATGGCTGTGGCACACTGTCATCTGCACCGCGACTGAGTGGGACAACTTCTGGGGCCTGCGCTGCGACAAGAACGCACAGCCTGAGATCCGGCGCATTGCCGAGATGATGATGTCAGCCTACAAGGAC